CTATCAATTAATGAATTAGTTTGTAATTGTCCATTGGTTTGAATGGCACTACTATCTATTACTTTAATTTGGTCTCCACCAACGTTTCTAATAATTACGTCAGTTGAAAATAATCTTCTTAATCTACTAAATAAGCCTGTATCTGCCATAGTATATAGTTATTGTTATAAATATTACTATAAAAGCCAAGTAATATCTTCTTTATTTCCGTTTTGTGTATCAATATGATAGGGATTATCATTTCCACTAGAGAAATAACCACCTTGATACGCTGTTCTATTTACTTTTATATTATTTAAAGCATTTCTTGTAGCATCTAAACCACGTTGTCTTAACTTTAAAGCTGTATCCCTAATATACATTGCAATACCAAAAGACATAACTAAATCATCGTTATATCCTGATTGTGCTTCTGCTCTTCCATTACGCCAAATAAATACTTTCATTTCCTCTATCAATCTTTTAGATTGAATTGTTACTCCTTTATCACTAATGTATTCTTGAAATTTACCTACTACCATAGGTCTAGTCCTAGAAGACATTGTAAAACCAGCTACCATTTTGGAGTGGTCTTGATACTTATCAAAATACGAATCAGCATTTGGGGAGTCACTCCTTTGTGAATAGTAGAGATTAGGATATTGTCTGTCAATAGCAACTTGTATAGTTGCCCAACCAATATTAGCATTTTCTATTACTAACATTGCTTCATTATATTCAGTAGCTAAGCCAACTAATAAATGCCCATAATCTTTAGTACCAATTTGACCTTTATATTCCGCTACTTGTACATTATTAGCAACATCAATTACATGGCATGCTGAATAGTCTTTTCCGTCTCCTCTTGAAACATCCGCTACTACAATATAATCTCTAGTATAATCAGGTGATTCCCAAACCCATAAATTTTGATCAGCTCCTCGTTTTTCTAATGGTTCTTTAATATAAGATTTTTCATAATATTCAATATATTCAGGATAAAATACTATATCACCAGAAGTACTAAAATCACAATCACATTCCTGAGCTGCCATTCTAGGATCACCCAATAATTCATCTTGCCTATCCCTCCATGCTTGGTCTCGTTCTGGATGGACATACCAAGGTAATTTAATAGGTAAAAATTCATTTTCTGCTGCCTCCGCTCTTGCCCATGTTTGGTGAAACCAATTACCAGTACCATAAGGAGTAGATAATGCAATACATCCACCACCAGTTGCTAATGTTTGTTGAGCTGAGGCCCAAATTTCTCCAATATTATCAATAAAAGCTGCCTCATCAATTAACAGTAAAGATACTGCTTCTGATCTACCTGCATCTGAACTTGCTGAAGTGGCTTTAATTTGGGATCCATTTCTTAATCTTAAAGTTAATTTATTATTTTCATCTGCATCTACTTTTAACCATGAAGGTAAATTTTCATACATAAATTTTACCTTTGTAACCATGTTTTTTGCTGTTTCTTGTTTTGTAGCAATACAAAGAATATTTTTATCCTTAGCAAATAACATTAACCATAAAGAATAACCAGCTGTTAAAGTAGAAATACCTAACTGTCTAGATTTTAAGATAATCGAATAGGGATTATCTCTCATTAATGTTAATACTTTTTCTTGGAATGGGTAAAGATTGAATTGTATGCGTCCTCTTTGTGGGTGTTGAATATAACAATATTTGCGCATAAAGTGAACTGGGTCTTTAGCACATCTAAGATATTCTTGACGTATTACTTTTTTTATTTCGGACATTTACTTTACTAATAATACTGCAGCTACCACACCTACTATACCTGCACCCATAGTTAATTTATTTTTTAATTTTTGCTTTTTTAAATCAGCTTCTAATCTTGCAGTTAATTCTCTAGATAAAGCTACTTGATTAGCTTGCTGATTAATAATACCTTCGTAATTATTAATTTGCAATCTCAAATTTGTAACTAAATCAGTTTGTGATAATAATTTATTATTAGTTTCAGTCAAAACCAATTGCATTGTTTCTATTTCAGACCCTAACCCATCAAATTGGATAAGATCTTTAATTACCAATTTGGCAACAGGTTTAGTTAATTGAATCTTGGTGCTGTCCTTCGAGGATGTGTCTGTAGCGTTCTGCGAAAAAACGTTCAAGCTCATCATCACCAAAGAAATCAACAGCATCAACTTTTTGCTTTGTTTCATTTTTGATAACATTTATTCTTACGTTAAGTTTATTAATTTTAGCATCATATTCAGCTATTTTAACTTCTAGTAGCTTAGATTCATTTACTAATTCATCATTTTCACTGTGAAGAGAATCTACTTTTGCTTCTAATGCTTCTATTTTAGCATTATATTCATTTACATAGTCTTCTCTTTCACCAAAGAAATGATAGACTAAAATGCATGCTCCTATTATAACGAATAATGGATAATTTTTCTTTAACCATTTAAACATAACTTATTATTTAACTTGTTTTAATTTCTCATATTTAGCTTTAGCATCTAAATATTCTGCACTTTGAGATATTTTTTTCATCATCTGTAGTGCTGCTTTTTTAGCTGAATCTCCTTCAGCATCTTTATACATTTCAAGATGTTTTTTTAAATCTTTTTGTAACCTTTTATAATTATTTATTACTTGGTCTTGTTTAGAAGCTTTTTTTTCTATTTCAGAATCTCCAGCAGGTGCATCCTCATCTTCTTCTGTAACTTTAATTACATCGTCTTTATCTGCTGTTTGTTTTACTTTAGCTAAATCTTCAGGTGAAGTTTCAATTGTTGCTTCTTCCATGGATGATTCTAAAACATCTAAAGCATTTTTTAAATCACGAATAGCTTCATCTTGTCCTACATTTCTGTATTTCATGAATCTGCTTACAGCTTGTTTAGCCATTCTTACTTCTTCAGATGAAGGACTTTCATTTAAAGTGCTTAAAATTTCTTCTTTAATAAAAGTAGTTAATTCTGATTTTTTCATTATAATAGGTTTTATTATAAATATGTTAAAGACCAGTAATATTCAATATTTGTTGAATACGTTCATCTGTAGATCCAGATATTTGATTGATATTATCACATAAATGGCTATATCTTTTAATTAAAGTAGTAATAGTAAAATCGATTATATCTCTATAATGCTCATCAGTTTCTCTTACACCATTATCTTCAATAGCAAGCCCATGAGGAGAAATATAAAAAATATGATCATATTCTCTAATAAATTCTTTCGCATAATTTTCAAATGATTCTTTATCACTATGGTGAATTGATTTAGCATTTAAAGTAAAAGCAATAACATCAAATACTGTTCTATCTGTAATAATATTAGGTTGGATTAATTCGGCACAACGTTCTGCTAGAAACACAGTTTGACCTTTTAATGTAGAATCAGTATTAAGTGGAATACCTTGCTCCATTAAAAATTTAGAACGCTCTGTTCTAAACATATATTCTTTAAATTGATCTGTTTCTTTTAAAGCATTAACTAATGTAGTTTTACCTACACTCATTGTACCACATAAACCTATTTTCATATTACTTATTTAATAACCAACTACTTGATTGTATTTTATCACCTAATCCATCTATCAATGTAATGCCTAATTCATTACAAGTCACGCTTTCTGGTATAGTTTCATTAGTTTGATCACCCCCATTTGCAAAATTTAAATCCCAAGTATTACTATATTCATTGTGTAAATATCTTAATGTTTGATTTTGAGTTGAATCCTGATCAATAGAAATTAAGGCCATTCCTACTCCTTTAATAGATTTAATTATTTTTAATCTTTCATCTTCGGGCATAAATTCTTTTGAACCTTTTAATTCTCTTTGTAAATCTGAATTAACAATAACAATTAAAAAATTACCCTCACTAGATGCTTTTTCAAACAATTCTAAATGTCCAACATGAAGTGGATTAAAATAACCAGATACAATAACTGCTTCTCTCTTCATTAATTTCTATAATCTGATAGTTTATTTTTCATTGATTGATTTTTATAAAAAGGAACACCTTCTCTTTGTCTTCTTAATTCACTCCAATCTTCTTTTGTTTTTTGAATTCCATAAAGATAATATTCAGCTTTTCTTTCATTTCCTTCTGGAATTAAAGCTGGGCCTTCCCAATTATGTAATTTTCCATCCCATACATAAGCAACAGTTCCATCTGCTTTTTTTAATCTTCTTGATTGTGGGAATTTTTGACCTGATTCTATACTCATACTTTTTCTAATTTAGTTTGGTTAAATATACGACTTTTTTTACTGTTCTCCAAAATTTTCTCGGCAACAAGTGTACCTTGAGATCCTGATACTGTAATACCTCTAGCACTTAAAGCATCACCTACAAAATGAACATTTGGAAATTTAGTTAAAGATAAATTATCATAATTAACTAATGGTTCAGGTGAAAGATACTTTACTTCAGGAACATAAATGCCCCAATCATCTTTGAGTGTTGGGAATACTTTTTTCATATCCTCAATAAAATCATAAACATAACCAAAATATGGTTGCATTGCTTTAGATATTTCATGTAGTGTATCTACTTTAACTGCTGATACATCTATACCTTCAGATGTTGTAGATGGTTCTCTACTTGGGCTATAATATAAACCAGTACCATTTTTCTGTAGTTTATTTACTACTTCTCTAGACCAATCAAATGGTTTTTCAATACCTCTAACTTCCATTAGAATACCAAAATTAGTCATATCATTTCGGAACGACTCATCTTTTTTAGCGTGCCCATTATAGCTGTGGTCGCCATAAGTTTCCTCAACTGCAACGTAGGCAGCATTGTTATTAGTACAGAAACTCCTGAGCGATACTCCTTTATCTTCATATTTTCTATATAATTTAAAATCGTAAGAAACATCAATCAATTTTTGGAAATGTTTTTGAGGTGCTTCAAATCTAACCCCAATTTGAACTGGTTTAGGTTCAGTAGGAAGATCATATTTTTCAGCTAATTGTTTCCCAAAATCAATACCTGATTTACCTACACCAAAAATAAGGGTATCATAACTAATAGGCCAATTTTTAGGATTTACATATACTTCTTCTTCACCTATAAATAATTCTTGATTATCAAAATCAATATCTGTAACTTTAGTTTCCCATAAAAATTCTACACCATTATCAACTAAAAAGTCATACCAATTTTTACCAATTTCATGTAAATAATCAGTACCAACATGCCATACTGGGAATAATCTTAATCCAAAATATGGTTTAATAAAATCGGGCTCAGCTACAGGGTTAGAGCATTGCACTTCTTCTGGTTTGGGGTGGAATCGTTTGAAATTTTCAATCACCTGATCCATCAACTCCATTGCTTTTTCATCACCCGTATACTTAGAAAGATGACCACCAATAGCAGTGTGGTAGGTTAGTTTACCATCGC